GTGGGGCAACAAGCGGGCCGAGATGTGGGGCGAGATGCGGACCTGGCTGAAGGACGCGTCCATCCCGCTGGACCGCTACCTCAAGAACGACCTGACCGGGCCAATGATGAAACCGGACAGTAAAGGGACTATTTTCTTGGAAAGCAAGAAGGATATGAAGGCCCGCGGGCTGGCCTCGCCCGACGCGGCCGACGCCATCGCGGTAACTTTTGCGTTTCCGGTGGCCCACCGGGAATATGTTGACCGCAGCCCGCGACGCGCGTATGCTCCGGGCGCTGTCCCTACCTCATGGATGGGTGCTTAATGGCGAAGAAAAGCGTATCATTGGCCGTGGGTCGGGGCGAGAAGCTGCCGACAGACAAGGGCGCCGGGCTGACCGCCAAGGGCCGAGCCAAGTACAACCGTGAGACAGGCTCCAACCTGAAGCCGCCAGCGCCCAACCCAAAGACCGAGGCGGACAAGGGACGCAAAAAATCCTTTTGCGCCCGTATGGCCGGCGTGGTAGCCAAGTCTGAGAACGCCGACAGGGCTAAGGCCAGCATGAGAAGGTGGAAGTGCTAATGGCAAAACCGGGTCTATACGCCAACATCCACGCCAAGCGGGAGCGCATTGCGGCCGGGTCTGGCGAGAAGATGCGGAAGCCGGGCGCCAAGGGCGCGCCCACCGCCGCGGCGTTCCGTGCGTCTGCCAAGACGGCCAAGCCAGCCAAGAAGGGCAAGTGACATGCCGCTGGTGAAGTCCACCTCCAAGGACGCCTTTCGCAAGAACGTGAAGGCTGAAATTGCTGCCGGCAAGCCGGCAAAACAGGCTGTCGCCATCGCGTATTCGACCAAGCGCGCAGCGGCTAAGAAAGGCAAGTAATGGCCGCCAACGATGTAGAAGCCGCAGGCAAGGTATCGGACAGCGACGACAAGGACCGTCTGTCCGTCATGCGCCGGCGCTACACCATGGCGCTGTCGGCCTACTCGGACAGCCGCGAGGACGAACTGGACGACCTGCGTTTTATGGCCGGGTCGCCCGACAACCAGTGGCAGTGGCCGGCGGACGTGCTGGCGACCCGCGGGACTGTGCAGGGCCAGACGATCAACGCGCGGCCGTGCCTGACGATCAACAAGCTGCCGCAGCATGTGCGCCAGGTGACCAACGAGCAGCGGCAGAACCGGCCGACCGGCAAGGTGATCCCGGCCGACGACCGCGCGGACGTGCGCGTGGCCGAGATATTTGACGGCATGGTGCGGCACATCGAGTATATCTCAGACGCCGACGTGGCCTACGACACGGCCTGCGACAACCAGGTCACCTACGGCGAGGGCTACATCCGCATTTTGACGGAGTACGCCCGCGAGGACAGCTTCGACCAAGACATCAAGATCGGACGGGTGCGGAACTCGTTCTCGGTCTACATGGACCCGGCCATTCAAGACCCGTGCGGCGCCGACGCCGAATGGTGCTTCATCACCGAAGACGTGAGCAAGGCCGACTATGAACGCATGTTTCCAGACGCTGCGCCGATTTCTAGCCTCATGTCGCAAGGCGTGGGCGACCAGAGCCTTTCTCAATGGCTCTCGGAAAACATGGTACGTATCGCCGAATACTTCTACTACGAACACGAAAAAGCGACGCTAAACCTCTACCCCGACAACATCACAGCCTTCGCCAACTCGCCGCAGGACAAGCAACTGAAGGCGATGTTTGGCAAGCCGCTGCGTAGCCGCGTGGTCGACCGCAAGAAGGTCAAGTGGGTCAAGACCAACGGGTTTGAGGTACTGGAAGAACGCGATTGGGCCGGCAAATACATCCCCGTCGTGCGCGTAATTGGCAACGAGTTTGAGGTCGACGGTCAGCTTTACGTGTCGGGCCTTGTGCGGAACGCCAAGGACGCCCAGCGCATGTACAACTACTGGGTCAGCCAGGAAGCCGAAATGCTGGCTTTGGCGCCCAAAGCGCCCTTCATTGGCTATGGCGGCCAGTTTGAAGGCTACGAGACGAACTGGAAGACGGCCAACACGAACAACTGGCCGTACCTAGAGGTCAATCCAGACGTTACGGACGGCGCTGGAAGCCCTTTGCCGCTTCCGCAGCGCGCACCGCCGCCGCTGGCCCAGACCGGCCTCATACAGGCTAAATTGGGCGCTGCTGACGACATCAAGGGCACCACAGGCCAGTATGACAGCAGCCTAGGCGCCCAGAGCAACGAGCGGTCTGGTCGGGCCATCCTCGCCCGCGAGAAGCAAGGCGACACGGGTACCTACCATTACGTCGACAACCTGTCCCGCGCGATCCGCTACGTCACCCGGCAACTTGTGGACATGATCCCCAAGATTTACGACACCGCCCGCGTGGCGCGCATCGTGGGGCTGGACGGCGAGGTGGGCATGGTAAAGATCAATCCGACCCAGCCGGAGCCTGTGAAGGAAATCCGCGACGAAAACGGGCTTGTGATCGACAAGATTTACAACCCGTCGGTCGGCGTTTACGACGTGTGCGTGACCACTGGGCCAGGCTACATGACCAAGCGTCAGGAAGCCTTGGACGCCATGTCTATGCTGTTGCAGTCTAACCCGCAGCTTTGGACGGTCGCCGGTGATCTGTTCATCAAAAACATGGATTGGCCGGGCGCGCAGGAGATGGCGGCGCGATTTGCTAAGATCATTGATCCAAAGGTTATGGAAGGCGAAGACCAATCGCCCGAAATGCAGATGGCCAAGATGCAAATTGAAGCCTTGACCAAGGAATTGAACCAAGTCGTCGGCATGTTGCAGCGCGTCGAGCAATCCATCGAGGCGCAGGAAGTGCAGATCAAGGCCTACGACGCCGAAACCAAGCGCATTTCCGCGGTCCAGGCCGGCATGACGCCAGAGCAAATCCAAGACATCGTGATGGGCACCATTGCAGCAGCTATGGATACCGGCGATCTGGTTGGGCCAGGCGGCCCAGTTTCACGTGAAATGCCGGAAATGCAACCGGAAATGGGCGGAATGCCACCAGATATGGGCGGAATGCCACCTCAAATGCCGCCAGGAGGCCCAATGCAATGAGTTGCGCTGAATTTATTGGCAATCTGTTTTTGGCCCGTGATGTGGCCCATTCGGTCCATCTGAACACGCGCAGCTACGCCAAGCACAAGGCTTTGGGCAAGTTTTACGACAGCGTAATCGACCTTGCAGACAAATTTGCCGAGGCGTACCAAGGCCGGCACGGGCTAATTGGCCCTATTTCCCTGCACTCAGCGCGCAAAACATCCAATATCACCGAATTTCTTGAGGATAACCTCAAAGAAATTGAGGATGCGCGCTATAAAGTGTGTGACAAGTCTGATACGGCGTTGCAGAATATAATCGACGAAATTGTTGGCTTATACCTGTCAACGCTGTATAAACTTAAATTTCTGGCATAAGAGGTCGTTATGACAGTCAATCTTTCAGCTTTGGCTGGAGCCGGCGCACAGTTTTTTGACAACAACGGCAACATGTTGTCGGGCGGTAAGTTGTATTCATACGCAGCGGGCACTACAACACCGCAAACCACATACACCAGCGCGTCAGGTTCTACCGCGCACACTAACCCCATAATTTTAAATTCTGCTGGCCGTGTTGCAACTGGCGAAATTTGGTTGACCGCTACTCAAACTTACAAATTTGTACTGTACACAGCTACCAATGTTTTAATTGCCACATGGGACAACATTGACAGCATTACACCAGCAAGCAATATTTTTGCTGATTTTGCCAATACTTCTGATGTCACTAAAGGCGATGCTTTGGTGGGTTTTAAGCAGTCCAACGCAGCGGGCGTTTTGACTGGCGCAGTAGCAGGCACAGTACACACAAAACTTCAAGAATTTATCAGCGCAAAAGACTTTGGTGCTGTTGGTAACGGAACAGACAACGAAACGGCAATATTTACCACTTTAGAGTCTGGCACAACAGGCGCCACCGTTGATCTGTTAAACGGCATTTATTTGGTGACAAGCATTCCGGTTGGAAACAACTACTACAACGGCGCGTTTAAAGTTGGCACGGATATTTTCTGGCAAAACCGCAACCCTCGCGCTCACCCGTTTGAAGGCCCAGCCACTAGCGTTCGGCATATCAACCCACGAACAGGAACTTATTGCGGTCTAAATGTTGGGCTGTTCCCAAAAACCACTGGTGGCATGGTGTTGGTGTGGCGGGAAGCAACTACACATGCCGTTCAAAATGGCACACGTTTAAAAGCTGCTTGGACAGATGATGGTGGCCGCACAATTCAAGCGTATCCAGCCCCAGACACCGATCAAAGCCTGCCAACCATATCGTACAGCGCAACCGCTGACACGCGCAATTTTGCGTCTGGCATCATCAACGGTCGGTTTGTCATTGTTACGACGCGCCGAGAAGAACCACAAACCTCATCAATCTATCAAGACCCGCTGTCAATATACAGTGATGATGAGGGGTTAACGTGGACTAGCGCTGCCATTACGGGGCTTGTTGATACAGCCATAAATTTTCACAGCAAAGTCTACCCGTGGCCCAGTGGCGGTACAAATGGCGCTATTGTGTTTGACTACCGTAGTGGCGGTATTGGTGCATTAACCAGCACTAACGGCGGCGCAAGTTGGACAGATATTGGGGTTGTTGTTGCTGCTGGCGCATTTGCGTCACTTTCTGAAATGTCAGTGGCTCAGATTGGTTCTGAAAACAAGTGGGTTATGGTAATTCGCACATCATCACTTGGTAATTTTGCAGTAAGCACCTCTGTAAATTTGACTACGTGGACAACAGCGGTAGACAGTGGTGTTTTGCTAAAAGGCAATCCTCCTGAGCTGATGTACGCTGACGGCAAGCTGTTCATGGTTTCTTTTTCTCGCCGCAACCAGTCAATACTTACAGGTTATGAAAATGCATTGTTGATTGCTGAAGGCAACGCAAGCCTTGTTTTCTCGTCTGGTGGTACATCTGGCTGGTCTGGGTGGAAAGTAGTTTCCCAGCTTGGGTTCTGGCCTACTGGTTACATTAGCACGGCATCAGTTCGGGGCCGTTGGTATGCTTTGATGACTGCAAGCGAAGAAACTGCGGGCAGTTCTACTGGACGCACCGCGTATCTTGCAATGCTGTCTACTGATTTGGTGGACGTTGCAGACACCCGCACAATTTTGGAGGCTGTACCGCAGCACAATCTGATCTCCAACGGCGTGCTGGAATATTGGCCTAACGGCACATCGTTTACGACAGCATCAGCCAGGACTCTTATTCTGCCCGATTTCACATTTGCCCGTGGCGCATTTGATTCTGGTTTTACAGTTTCTCAAATCGCCGGTGATACGCAAAAATACGCAATGCGTATTCGCCGCGATGATGGCAATACACTAACCACGCAATTAGGGTTGACCCACACGTTAACCCAGTTGGATAGTTCAAAATTTATCATTGGGAATGAATATTTAGGCATTCAGTTCCGTTGCCGTAAAGGTTCTGGATTTTCAGCAGCCAATGGATTTTTGACCGTTCAGGTTCGGTATACGGACACGGCTGGCGAACAGCAAGTCACAAGCGCCGCGGGTACTTTTGCCACTACGGATGAGCCAGTTCAATCAGCAAGCACGGGCATCACGCCAACTGAAAATTGGGAAAATTATTTCTTGCCAATTGGCCCAGTTCCGGATGCGGCTACTCAGTTGCTAATTCGTTGGACATGGACGCCTATTGGAACTGCCAGCAATGATTACATTGATCTTGAGCAGATCACATTGTTTGTTGGCAAGCAACGCAGCCCAGTAGTGAAACGAACCTACACTGAAGCCGTGAATGACTCACTACCTTTTTTCTGGAAAGGCACTGTCAGAAGCGAAAACGGTTCTCGTTGGATTTCTTTTCCAACAGTAATGCACCGGATACCGGCAGTAACTGTATCTGTTGGCACTGCGGCCAACATTTCCACTCTTGGTTTTGAACTTAGTCATAGCAGCGCTGCCGACGTTACTGTCACGGCCCAGGCTTGGCTATAAGGGAGACAACATGGACAACTGCGAAATTATTGAAATTAACGGGAACGTCCTTGTGTGCGTTTGTTTAATTACTAGCGCAATTTTTAAGGTGGCACTCAATGGCTGATCGTTACTGGGTTGGTGGCGCCGCAAGCTGGGATGCGACGGCATTACTTAAATGGTCAACTACTTCTGGCGGTGTTGGCGGCGCAGCCGTTCCAACTGCCGTCGATGATGTTTATTTCAACGCGGCATCTGGCGCTGTAACAGTAACGGTTGCAGCCGCAGCTACTTGTAAAAATTTAACATTTACTGGTTTTACAGGGACTTTTGCTGGTTCGTCAGCTTTGACTATTTCAGGAAGTCTGACGCTTGTCTCAGCCATGACCCGCACGTTTACAGGGGTGGTCACATTTGATGGAACTTCAGCCAACACCATCACTAGCAACACCAAGGATTTAAACAGCAACGTCACGTTTAACGGCGTAAGTGGCTCTTGGCAGCTCGCAGATAATTTTGTGACTGGCTCAACCCGCACGGTTACATTGACAAACGGAACGCTGGACATTAACGGAAAGACACTTACTGGTGGCGCGTTTTCGTCTAGTAATTCAAACACTCGTACAGTTGCATTTGGTACGGGCGGCAAGTTTATAGCGACCCGTGACAACATTGCAATTTGGAATACCAGCACATCTACGGGTCTAACAGTGACTGGCGATGCTCTCGTTGAGGCTACGTACTCAGGGGCTGTAGGGACTCGCAGTTTTAATGGCGGCGCGACATCAGAAACAAATTCCGTATCATTAAGCGTAAGCGCCGGGACTGATTCTTTCACGGCTCAAAATAATATTCGCAATTTAAATTTGACTGGATTTGCTGGAACATTGACAAATTCGACCCGTAGCGTTTTTGGTAATCTTACGGTTTCTAGTGGCGTGACATTGACGGCAGGCGCTCTTGTGACAACATTTGCTGCGACATCTTCAAAAACAATTACAACCAACGGTAAAACACTTGATTTTCCATTGACGTTTAATGGTATTGGCGGCACGTTTGCTTTCCAAGATGCGCTAACGCAAGGCTCAACGCGCGCGTTTACTATTACAGAAGGAACAGTGCAACTCAAGTCAGGTGCGACCAGCACGGCGGGGTCATTTGTTGCAAACAGTACAAGCGTTAAATATCTTCAATCAACAACGCCAGGATCGCAAGCTACAATTTCGCAAGCCAGCGGCACAGTGACCGTATCTGACTTAACCATTCAAGACTCAAACGCCGCAGGCGGCGCGTCTTGGAACGCCTATGCTGATTTTGGCAATGAGGACGCAGGCAATAACGACGGGTGGAATTTTGGTTTATCCCCACCTTTTGCTGCGTATGAGCCACCTATCATTATTAGGTCGTTTACCCAACCTAGGAGATTCTAACATGACCATGAACCTCAAAGCCGTAACGACCTGTTTTGGCTATCAACAGATCACCGATCTGAGCGCGTCTGTCGGACTTACCGTTCCGCCGCGCACTCCCGACGGCCTGAACGGCAAACCTGTGCTGGCGCTCATTATCGCCGAAGGAGCGCCTATTCGGTGGCGCGATGACGGCACTGCGCCTACGACCACTGTGGGAATGCCCATCGCGGTGGGGGTGCCGTTTCAATACGACGGCGATCTGACCAAAGTGCGCTTTATCCAACAGTCGGCCAGCGCCATTTTGAACATCAGCTATTACTCATGATCCACGCTGTTGTCGCCCTGCTGTTTCAGTTTGCGTTAGGGCTAACCTTTGGGCTTTGGTGGCTCGGGGCTTGCGCCGCGGCTGGGTTTTTTATGGGGCGGGAACACGCGCAAGCGGAATATCGAGTAATAGCGGCTTATTACGGCGGCAAACGCGCCAACATGCCTTGGTATGGAGGGTTTGAGCCAAAAGCTTGGTCTTCTAAGGGTTTGTTAGATTGGCTTTTGCCCGCCGGCGCAACACTTGTTGTTGCAATTTGTTTGACATAACGCTTTGCAAGCGTTTAGTCTTAGGAACCCGTACTGGTGCGGTTCGCCAGGGATCATAAGGATCAAAAATGTCTGAAGCAGTACAAGACTTAGCGGAACTACCCGCGCCGGAACAGGCCGCTACGGCGGCGCCTGTAACCGATGCCTCATTGCCGGAAGAACAGACGACAGAAGCGCCTAAGTCCTTCACCCAAGAAGAATTGGACGCGATTGTCGGCAAACGCCTTGCCCGTGAACAACGGAAATGGGAGCGTGAGCAAGCCCAAAGGCAGGCTGAATTGGAAGCGCGTCGGGCGATGCCCGTCAACCCTCCAGCGCCTGATGATTTCAACAACGCTGCTGAATACGCGGAGGCTTTGGCTGAGCGGAAAGCGCAAGAGTTGGTTCGTCAGCGCGAAGCAGCCCAGCAACAGGCTAAATTGCTGGAAACATACCACGAGAAAGAGGAAACCGCCCGCGGTAAATACGACGACTTTGAACAGGTCGCGTACAACCCGAGCCTTCCTGTGACCGATGTTATGGCCCAGACAATTCAGGCTTCTGACGTTGGCCCCGACATCATCTATTGGTTAGGGTCCAATCCGAAAGAGTCTGCGCGTATCGCCAACCTTCCACCAATTTTGCAGGCCAAGGAAATCGGCAAAATCGAAGCCAAGATGGCTTCTGATCCGCCGCTGAAAAGAACCTCAACCGCGCCCGCCCCTATTGCTCCGGTGACTGCGCGTTCAGCTTCCTCCCCTGCCTATGACACGACAGACCCTAGGTCTGTTAAATCCATGTCAACGTCAGAATGGATTGAAGCGGAGCGTATGCGCCAGATCAAGAAGTGGGAGGCTTCCCGCAACCGCTAAGTATAAGGATCAGCCACCGTGGCTAATTCACTTCTTACCATTGACATGATCACCCGGAAGGCTCTCGAAATCCTCGAGAACAACCTTGTGATCACCCGCACCGTGAACCGCCAGTACGACGACAGCTTTGCCGTCGAAGGCGCGAAGATCGGCTCCACCCTCCGCATCCGTCTGCCAGACCGCGCTCTGGTGACCGACGGCGCCGCGCTGCAAGTGCAGGACGACAACGAACAGTTCACCACGCTGACGGTTTCCAGCCAGAAGCACATCGGTGTGAACTTTACGTCTGCCGAACTGACCATGCAGTTGGACGACTTCGCCGAGCGCGTTCTCAAGCCGCGTATTTCGCAGCTTGCGTCCAGCATCGACGCTGACGTGGCCAACTCTTACAAGTCGATCTTCCAGTCTGTCGGCACCCCCGGCACGACCCCGGCGACCTCTCTGGTGCTGCTCCAGGCCCAGCAGAAGCTGAACGAGTCTGCTGCCGTCATGTCCCCGCGCTACGCGACGGTCAATCCGGCCGCCAACGCGGGTCTTGTGGAAGGCTTGAAGGGCCTCTTCAACCCGGTCAACACGATCTCCCGCCAGTTCAAAAACGGCCTGATGGGTGAAGGTGTGCTGGGTCTTGAAGAGATCAACATGTCTCAATCCATCAAGCAGCACACGACCGGCAGCCGCACCGGCGCGCACACGGTGACCACCACTGTGTCCACGCAGGGCCAGGCGACGATCAACATCACCGGCACCGGCTCTCAGACGATTGCCGCCGGCGACGTGTTCACCATCGCCAGCGTGTTCGCGGTCAACCCGCAGACCCGTGAGTCCACCGGCTCGCTTCAGCAGTTTGTCGTGACCGAAGCCAACACGGCTTCCGGTGGCGCCTACACCTCGGTGAAGATCAGCCCGGCGATTTACACCTCCAGCAACGCGCTGGCGACTGTAGACAGTTTCCCGCAGTCCTCTGCCGTTGTGACGTTCCTCGGCTCTGCTTCCACGCAGTACCCGCAGAACCTCGTGTACCACAAGGACGCGATTTCCTTCGCCACCGCCGACCTTCTGCTGCCGCAGGGCGTCGACATGGCCTCCCGTCAGGTCCACAACGGCATCTCCATGCGTGTTGTGCGCCAGTACGACATCAACAACGACCGCCTGCCGTGCCGTATTGACGTGCTGTACGGTTTCAGCGCCATCCGCCCGCCAATGGCCGTGCGGCTCTGGGGCTAACAGGTAGAGATAGGAGAACACGATCATGGCACTTCCTTCTGTCGGTGGCGGCTATCAGATTGGTGATGGCAACCTCAACGAACCGGAAATCGTCACTGTTCCCGTACCGGCGACGGCTACGGACAGCGCGACGCTGACATCCGCGCAGCTTACTAACGGCATCATCATCGGTACGCCGACGACGACCGCCGCTTACACGCTGCCGCTGGCGTCTGATCTGGACGCCTACCTGAACAACTCCAAAGTGGGTTCGTCCTTTGACTTCCGCGTCATCAACACGACGACCGCGGGCGTCATCACGATGACCACCAACACTGGCTGGACAATCGGCTCCAGCGGTTCGCAGGGTCTTATGACCATTGCGGCCACCGCTGGCACCGTGCGGGCCTTCCGCGCACGTCGTCTGGGGGATTCTTCCTGGGCGTTGTACGCGATTTCGTAAGCAACACGGCCCCTGCTTTGGCAGGGGCCAACCGCTAAAGGAGGTTTTCTATGCCGAATACCAAACCAGTCGGTGTTGCTTTTGCTGATCCTGAACTCGTTTCTGGCACGACTATTACGGGCGCAGCGATTTCTGGCGGCACTATCTCCGGCGCTGATATTACGGGCGCGACCGTGGCCGTTACCTCTTTGAATTTTGACGTCGCCAAGCCTGCTGCGGCCGGGTCCACCCGCGCCGACGCAACGGCCATGACGGCTTCGTTTAACTGGGTGACGGCTGCTGACGCAACCAAAGGTGTTATCCTCCCCGCGCCTACCGCGGGCCGCGTTATTGCGGTGAAAAATGACGACACCGCTAACGCCGCGCTAAAAGTCTACGCTCCTGGTAGCGCTAAGATTAACAGCGTGGCCGGCACTACGGCGTTCAGCATGGCGGCCAAAACCGCTTGCTTTTTTGTGGCGTACGACACGACGGATTGGTTCTCCATTCCGCTTGTGGCATCTTAACTAGCAGGCGGCCTAATGGCCGCCTGCCCCTTTTTAGGTGAACCATGGCTGTTATCTACCTGACGCACCCCCAGCACGGCACTAAGGTGGCCACTATGGACGCCGAAGCAATTTATGATGAAGAGTTCGGCTGGATGCGCTATAACCCCGCTGCGCCGGCCCCTGCGCCGGAAGATGAACCTGTCAACGGGCTGGCCGTCCGACGGCGCCGCCCCCGCGTAACCAAAGAGGACGACAGCGATGGCAACGGCGGGTGATCAGATCAACGGGGCGCTTCGGCTTTTAGGCGTATTAGCAGAAGGTGAAACGCCTTCCGCCGAAACTTCGCAAGACGCCCTTAACGCCCTCAACCAAATGATTGACAGTTGGAACACGGAGCGGTTGGCCGTGTTTTCCACGCAGGATCAAGTAGAGACTTGGCCCCCTAGCACAATTTCGCGCACCTTTGGGCCGACCGGCGATATTGTGGGTGATCGACCCATTCTTGTTGAAGACAGCACCTATTTTCGCGACCCCGCGTCAGGCATTTCTTACGGCCTCAAGCTGATCAACCAACAGCAATACAACGGTATTGCAGTCAAGACCGTAACCAGCACATACCCGCAAGTGCTGTGGATCAACATGACGTACCCTAACATTGAGATGTACGTCTATCCGGTGCCGACCAAAGTGCTAGAGTTTCACATTGTGTCGGTCCAACCCCTGACGCAACCCGCTAATCTGGCTACAACGCTGGCGTTTCCGCCCGGGTATTTGAGGTGTTTCCGCTATAACTTGGCTTGCGAAATTGCGCCTGAGTTTGGTGTTGAACCTTCCCCGCAGGTCCAGCGTATCGCCATGACCTCCAAGCGTGACCTGAAGCGCATCAACAACCCTGACGACATCATGGCGCTGCCATATAGCATCGTTGGCACCCGCCAGCGGTACAACATCTTTGCCGGCAATTATTGAGGTGACATCATGACCACCGTAGCTATCTCCCAGCTTCCTCAAGCCACCTCTACATCCGGTACGGATGATTATCCTTTGGTGCAAGGGGGAATTACTAAGCGAATTACTTTCACTAACTTATTTGCTAACGCAACCGGTATCCCGATTATTGCGGGCACCACAGGCACCCTTTCGGTTGCGCGCGGCGGCACCGGTGCTACGGCGGCCACGGGAACCGGCAATGTTGTTCTTGCTACTAGTCCTACGTTGACGACTCCCACTATCGGCGTTGCAACCGCTACATCGGTTAATAACGTGGCGTTTACTGCGCCGGCGTCACTTGCTACGCTTGTACTTGGGTCGGCCAAAACTTTTACGGTTAACCATTCTTTGACTTTGGCCGGCACCGACGCCACAACCATGACGTTTCCGTCAACAAGCGCGACTATTGCGCGCACAGACGCGGCGCAGACGTTTACAGGCACACAAACCTTTAGCGGCCCTATCGTCGGCGGCGCGCAAGCTTTGTCTGGCGCTGGCGCGGTCAACATAACGCAATTGACCACCAAATTTACTTCTACTGCCACGGGCAACGCTTTGACGTTGGCGGACGGCGTGGAAGGCCAGATTAAGGTAATTGTGTACGTCGCCGAAGCCGCAGGCGGCGACACTGGCATTTTGACACCTACCAACCTCGGCGCGGGCACGACCATTACGTTTAACACCATCGGCGACGCTTGTATTCTTCAGTTCCTTGGCACTGATTGGTGGGCCGTGTCGCTTCGCGGCGCCGTGCTGGCGTAATTTATGAAAACGCCGATCCTTGGGTCCACCTATGTAGCCCGCAGCGTCAATGCTGCGGATAGCCGCATGGTTAACCTCTTTCCCGAACTTGTACCGGAAGGCGGCAAGGAACCGGCGTTTCTTCAGCGGGCGCCAGGCTTGCGGCTTTTGGCCACGCTAGGCGCCGGACCGGTCCGCGGTCTGTGGCAGTTTGGCGGGTTCGGGTACGCCGTGTCAGGCAACACGCTATATAAAATCACGACCGCGTGGACTGCGACAGTGCTGGGCACGATAGCGGGCACCGGTCCTGTATCCATGTCGGACAACGGTACGCAATTGTTTGTGGCTGCTAATGGGCCAAGCTACATTTACAACGCCAGCACCAATGTGTTCGCGCAAATCGTAGACCCTGATTTCCCCGGCGCGGTCACTGTTGGATCTATCGACGGGTATTTTGTTTTTAACGAACCCAACAGCCAAAAGGTGTGGGTGACAAGCCTGCTCGACGGCGCGGCGATTGACCCATTAGACTTCGCCAGCGCCGAAGGATCGCCCGACGGGCTTGTATCTCTTACAGTCAGCAACCGCGAAATTTGGTTATTCGGCACCAACTCTACCGAAGTGTGGTACGACGCCGGCACCGCCGATTTCCCCCTTCAGCGCATCCAAGGCGCGTCAAACGAACTCGGCTGCACGGCGCCATATTCCGTAGCTAAGATGGACAATACCGTGTTTTGGCTGGGCGCCGACGCCCGCGGGCGCGGGATGGTGTACCGGGCAAATGGTTACGTCGGGCAGCGCATTTCGACCCACGCGGTTGAATGGCACATTCAACAGTACGGCAATCTGTCTGACGCTATCGGTTACACATACCAACAAGACGGCCATTCGTTTTATGTGCTGATCTTCCCGCAGGCCAATACGACGTGGGTTTACGACCTCGCCACGCAAGCCTGGCACGAGCGGGCTGGGTGGGACAACGGCGCGTTTACGCGCCACCGCAGCAATTGCCAGATGGCGTTTAATGACGAAATCGTTGTCGGAGATTTCGAGAACGGCAATATCTATGCTTTTGACTTAGACGTATACGCCGACAACGGCGCCATCCAGCGGTGGCTGCGGTCGTGGCGAGCGATACCGTCAGGCCAGAACACGCTTCTCCGCACAACGCACCACAGCTTGCAACTGGACTGCGAAACGGGCGTGGGACTCGCGCAATATCCAGCGTATGACGCGGAAGATTTGATTGCGGAGAACGGCGATCTTTTGATAGCTGAATATGTGCAAAATGACATTACCACCGAAAGCGGCGAAGAGTTGACGACTGAAGCCGGAGACGGGTTTGAATTTATAGCCGACGTGCCCGATTATCCCATTCCGTTTGTGCCGCCAATGTACCTGACCACAACCAGTTACCCAGCGGCCCCCGGCTATAATCCTCAGGTCATGATGCGTTGGTCGGACGACGGCGGCCATACTTGGTCTAATGAACATTGGACCTCTATTGGCCTTATAGGCAATTACGGCAAACGCGCCTTCTGGCGCCGGCTGGGGATGACGCTTAAAATCCGTGACCGCGTATACGAGGTGTCTGGCACCGACGCGGTAAAAATTGCCATTATGGGCGCTGAACTGCGCGCCAGCCCGACCAATGCCTAGCCCGCCTAACATCACCAACATCCCGGCGCCGCGCGTCCCGTTTATCGACGACCGCACCGGGTTGTTGTCGCGGGAGTGGTATAGGTTTTTCTATAACCTGTTCAATCTGACCGGCGGCGGCGGCAACTGGGCCTCGCTGCAAGACCTTCAGGTTGGCCCGCCGGGCGCCGACGAGGCGGCGCTTCAGGCGGCGCTCCAAGCCTACATGGACGTAACGCCTCCTGTACAAGCAGTTCCCCCCACGTTTGACGCAACGGCGCAACTTGCGCCGCCCCCGCCGCAAGCAGTCCCCGCCCCGTTTGACACGCTGGACCCGCCAGCGTTTCAAGACGTGCCAGGCCGGTTTATACTTCCCTCCGGCGTAACCCCCGGCGCGTCGCCGTACACGTACCAGAACACGTCCGGGCGCCCTGGCGACATGATTGTTTCAGGTGGCGCGGTGTCGGCCATAGCTTTTTCACGCGACAACGCAACTTTTTATAGTGTAGGGGTTGTTTCCGGCGTATTTTCTTTATCGGCGTATGACTTTTTGCGGGTGACGTACACCGTAGCCCCTACAATGACCTTTATCCCCAGGTAGATGCAAGTGACGCGTACCCTCTTGCAACAAAGGATGTTCGACAATGGCCGTAACCGTAACCGTCCTGATCCCGGCGAAGACCGCCGAAGCCGCGCAGACGACGCAGTACACCTCGACCGGCGTGACAACCATCATCGACAAGTTCACGGCGACCAATTACAGCGCCGCAGCCGCGACGATTAGCGTCAATCTGGTCACAGTTGGCGGGTCTGCCGGCAACGACAACCTGATTGTCAAGACCAAGACGTTGCAGGCCGGCGAGACATACACCTTCCCTGAGATTGTGGGCCAGGTGCTATCCCCTAGCGGGTTTATCTCCACGATTGCCGGCACCGCGTCGGCGATCAACATTCGCGCCAGCGGGCGCCAGGTGACGCAGTGACCTCAGACGTAATCACGGCGCAGGTTGAGCCTTGGAGCGAGTTTCTTGTTGACGCGGTAGAACTCTTCCCCGCGCACTGGCAAGAACTGGCGCTGAACAAAGACAAGGTGCCGCTGTCCATGCGGTACGACGTGTACGCGGCCAGCGAGGCCGCCGGCGAACTCCTTGTCGTGACGCTGCGGCAAGACGCGCGGCTGGTCGGGTATTTCGTCGGGTTTGTCCTTCCCGGCCTGCATTACAGCACCTGCCTGACCCTTCAGATGGACATCTTCTGGACCCACCCTGACATCCGCGGGCGCATGGAAGGCGTAAAGCTTTTTCGGACGGTAGAAGCTGAGGCCAAGCGCCGAGGCGTCCAGCGCATGTTTTTTGGGTCTAAATTGCATAAAGACGCTTCCCGGCTGTTTGAGTATTTGAAAATGCAGCCTGTTGAAGTGTATTACACCAAGTGGATTGGAGACTGACGCCATGGTCGCATCAGCAGCTATTATAGGCGGCGCCGCCTTAGTCGGCACAGCCGGGTCCATGTACGCATCTAACAGAGCGGCAACAGCGCAGAGGAACGCCGCGCGTGACGCTGCGGCGGCGCAAGAACAAGCGTATGCCCGGCAAGAAGAATTACAGGAGCCGTTTCGTCAAGCCGGGATGGCCGCGCAAAACAGGTACATGACGCTGTTAGGGCTACAACTGCCCGAGGGCGCCGAAAATGTGCCGGGGCTAAAAATAGATACTTCGTCGCCTGATTACGGCAAATACGCCCGCGATTTTAGCATGGCCGATTATCAAGCCGACCCCGGTTACGGGTTCCGCATGAGCGAGGGCATGAAAGCCATTGAACGGTCGGCGGCGGCACGTGGCGGTCTGCTGTCGGGCGCCACGCTGAAAGGCATTCAACGGTTTGGCCAAGATACGGCGTCAAACGAATATCTGAACGCCTTTAACCGTTACCAGACCAATCGCGCAAACCAACTCAACCCGTTGCAAAGCCTATACGGTGGCGGCCAAACTAGCGTTAATGTGTTATCCAACGCGGCAGGGCAAACCGGGCAAGGTATGGCTAATGCTGCGCTGGCCGGCGGCCAAGCCCGCGCGTCCGGGTACATGAACATGGCCAACGCGCTGAACCAGGGCCTTAGCACCGGCGCCAATCTGTACATGCAGGGGCAGTATCTCGGCGGGGTAAACGAGCTTAACGCAGCTAGAACACAGTACTACCGAGGCGGTATGGGCCAAGGCAATTAAGGAGATAGCACATGTCTGGTTCCTTCCCTCCTTTACCTGAACTCCGGCCTTTTCAGGCTCCTAACCTTGTAGCAATGTCCAGCGCTATGCAGACGCAATCGCTAAACGCGATGCGCGAACAGCAGTTGATGGGCGACGAGCGCGAAAAGAATGCGCTGCGAGCGTTGTTCGCCGATCCTAATTTCAATCCCGCCGACCCGGCTCAAGGCCGCCGTGTTTTGGAGGCCGCGCCGCGCAGCGGTCACGCGACCTATTCCGCGCTGTTGCGCGGCTACGCGGACCAACGCGCCGCTGAGGCTTCTGTGCGCGCCGCGGCCGCCTCAGACCGCGCGGCGGCGCTTTCTGCGCGGCAAGCGCAAGCCGCCGACCTTGATCGGTCGATTAAACTTACCCAATCATTTCGGGATATGCTCCCTACGGCCAATGCGGAAAACTACCCAACAATTCGCGCGGCGGCAATCGCGGCGGTGCCTTCTTGGGCGCCTTCGTGGCCTGAAACTTACGACGCAAACGCGGTTCGGGCGCTTATGCAAAAGGCGGACGACAGCCTTAGAGAACAAGCGGAGCGAAACAAGCCCGCAGCGGACTTTACTCTTAGCCCTGGACAAACTCGTTTCAACGCGGCTGGCCAACCTATTACCACAGCGCCAGAGCGGCCCGCCCGCGACCCGGCGCGCGAAACCAAAATTCAAGACATCATGGACACTTTTGGCGTTGACCGCCGCACAGCGGTAGGCATCGAAAGCGGTGTTTTAAGACCTATCGCGGACCCCGTAACAGGCCAAACTAGGCTGATTGACTTAACTAGTAACACGTTTCGCGAAACTACGCCCGCAGCCCCCGCGCCCGCGCCCCCGGCCCCCGCGCCTCTCGTCACCGGTCCCCGCGCGAACATTACCCCGCCCCCTGCGGCGGAACCCGCGCCTGCCGCCCCGGCGCCTGCGCCTGCGGCGGAAGCCCCGCCGGCGCCAAATCAAACTTTGTACGCATTGGCGCAAAGGCCTCTCACCACCGGCTTAACGCCTGCGGCGCTGCAATACGGGCAAAATGTGCTGGGACAGTTTGGCGCGAATATCATAGACCCAGAACTTACGGAACGCCGACAAACATTTAGTAACACGCAAGGCGATTTGATTAGGGCGCTGTCAATAAATCCGCGGTACCCGGTAGATGAAATGAAACGTATCCGCGAAGAAATTAATATCGAACCGCGCGCGTTTACCGACCCTCAATCTCTTTTGGCCAGAATGCGTAGTGTGGGTAAGTCTTTGCGCACGCGGTTGGCCGACGAAGAACGCGCAGGCGCAGACCCTTTGCTTCCCGTCGACGACCGCCGCGCCGCACTTAGGGCGGCCGAAGACATCAGAAACTTTCTTGCCAAACTTGGGGCGCCGGAAGATCAATCTTCGGCGACCGCGCCTGCTGCGCCGCCTCCGCGCCGTAACGCGCTGAACCGGCGCACACAAACCGGGGCGCAACGTCTTCGATACAACCTTGAGACTGGTGAGTTGGAGCCTGTTCAATGATCGAAGTCCAACTGCCGGATGGCCGAGTTATCGAGTTTCCGGCAGGGACTGCGCCGGATGTGATGCGGCGGGTTGCCGCGCAGGCGGCTCAACAGCCGGCACCGCCGTCGGGCGAAGGTACGCCCGGCCCTCAACAGGACGGCACCGGGCGCGGCAGCGGGTTTATGCCGTTTTTGAACCGCGGCATAGCGGCACTTGCGGGCGCGCCAGTGGACATCGCCAACGCAATCATAGGTATGGACCCGCGTTATTTGCCGTTTGGTGTCGGGCGCGCAGCGTCTGCGGCTGGTGCGCGGCCTATACCTGTCAGCGAAACCCCTTTCGGCGGCTCCGCCAGCATTGAAACGGCGCTTGCCGCCGCCGGGCGCCCATTTGGCGCGGAGATGGTGCCGGAGCCGGGGCAGCAGCCTGAAACCGTTTCTGAGTACGTCGGTCGCGGCGTAGGCGACGCCGCCGGTATGATCATCCCCGGCTACGGCGCGGCCCGCCTTGCCGCCGGCGCGGCCAGCCCTATTGTAGCCCGCACCGGTCGAAGCGTTTCTAACGCATTTGTCAACGCGCCCGCCCGCACGACCGCGGCGGAACTCACTACCGGCGCAGGCTCTGGGTACGGCAGGGTGTCGGCCGAAGAGGCTTTCCCAGACGTTCCTAATGTAGGGGCCACAGGGGAACTTGTCGGCGGTCTGGGCACCGGGGCCTTGTTGCAAGTCCCGCGGTTGCTAAGATACACCCCTGGCGTACCAACGGTGGCAGCAGCGGTCACACCTTTTACGAGAACCGGCGCTGAAGCGCGCGCGGCGGCGCGGCTTACTTCGCTGGCCGAAGACCCTTTAGCGGCGTCTAGGGCGGCTGACGCGCCTACCATCAGTAACTTAACGCCGGCGCAGCGCACCGGCGAACCTCGGCTGCTGGCGCTTGAAAAAGCGGTGGCGGGCGAAAACCCTGCTATTGCCAAAGCGCTGCGTGAGCGGGCCGCTGCGGCGCAGGAAACGCTAGATGCAGAAGCCCGCGCGCTGGGCGGCGACCCCGCCCAAACGCGGGCTTTTTTGGAAGACCGTGTCACACGGCTGACCGACGCGCTCAACACCCGCGTCGAACAGGCGCAAACGCGGGCCAGAGAGCGCATCGCGGCGCTGGAACCAAACGCCCCTGCCGACGCGGCGTCGCGCATCGCCCGCGAAGAATTTGACAAGGCGTTTGAGGCTGCGCGCAAGCAAGAAAGCGAATTGTGGGAGGCTATTCCAAAAGACGTAACGATTGACACCGCGCCGCTGTTTCGGCGGTTTGACGCGTTGGTAGCGGCTACGCCGGTAACAGGGCAGCAAAACATCCCCGCTTACGCGCGTAAATTTTTGAGCGCGGACAGCGCCGACCGTTTAGGCGACACCGCCAGCCCTGCTGAACTACAAGAGTTGCGGTCAGAACTTCTTGCGTTGCAACGCGCGGCCCGCAAAGCGGGTAACGACAACCAAGCGCGTATTATCCGGCACATTTCCGACGACGTTTTAACCACGCTCAACAGTTTGCCGGAGACAGGAGGGCCGTACGACGTAGCCCGCAATTTTAGCCGCAACGTAAACGAGGTATTCCGCGACAGCGCGGCGGGGGCGCTTGCGCGTAGATCGGGCGCAGGCGAACCAACTATTGCGCCGGAGTTAACACTAGAAAAACTGTTGAAATCTGGCGGTCCAGACGCCGACGTGGCGGCGCGCGATCTGTTGGCGGCTACTAACAACAGCCCGGCAACACGTCAGGCCATTGAGGATTACCTTACGCGGTCGTTCCGCGACCGCGCAGTGTCGACCGACGGACGCATTAAAACTGAAAACGCCACCAACTGGATGCGTCGTAACGACGCGCTTTTGCAGCGTTTTCCAGAAGTGCGTAACCGTCTGGCCGAAACCGTGTCGGCGCAGAGCCAGGCCGAAACATTGGCCGCCCGGCAGGAAACGGTGGAAAGCGGCCTGCGCCAGCGCAGCGACAAGCGTATGGACAGGCTGCTTGACCAGCGGCAAGAAAGCGCGGTGGCGCGGTTCCTCAACGCCGAGCCGGGCACAGAGGTAAGCCGCGTGTTTGACGCGGACGACCCAGCGGCGATGGCAGCGTCATTGCGTCGGTCAGTCGACCGTGACCCGTCAGGTAAAGCCCTTGCTGGTTTGCGCGGGGCGTTTGTCGACAACCTGTTTGCTCGCGCGCGGCAAACAACGCCTGACGGGGCGGTGTTCAAAGGCAGCGCGATCATGGACGCGCTGAACGACCCCAAGCAGGCCGCAGCGCTACAAGCTGTGTTTGATGCGCCGGCCCTCCAGCGGCTCCGGCAAATTGGCACGGAATTGACGGCGCTGGAACGCGCGCGGGGCGCGGGGTCGCTACCCGGCGGTGTCATTGAAGACGCCCCGGCAAAAGTGCTGAATTTTGTAGCCACCATTCTTGCCGCCCGTTTTGGTGGTCAGTTAGGCGCCAGCACAGGGCTTGCAGGCGGCTTACAGGCCGCAGGAAAAGCGTCTAGCGCCGCATCTAAGTTTGTCCGTTTCCTTACGGTAGACCGCGCGCAACGCATTTTAAGAGACGCGGTCACCGACCCAGAACTTTTTTCGGCGCTTATGTCTCCGTTTAGAACATCTCAACAGCAAAACGAGGCAGTTCGTAAATTGCAAGGTTGGATGGCGGGCACCGCAGGCCGGGCAGTTGCCGGTGAGGAAGAAGACAATCGCCCGCCCAACGCGATGGCCCCTGAAGGGGCGCGCGCCAACGTCAACGCTTTTGTCCGCTAGAGGCCGCCCATGACGCAAGATTTGTACAACATCATCGTGGGTATAGCCGGCGCCGCGATTGGTTGGATGATGAAAGTGGTGTGGGAGAGCGTCAGGGCGCTGCAAACCGACATGAAGGCCATTGAGCGTGAACTGCATACAAGCTACGTCAGCAAGGACGATTACAAGTCAGACGTGCAAGAAATCAAAGAGATGTGCCGGGCCATCTTTGAGCGGCTAGAACGCAAGGCCGACAAGTAATGGAACTGCCCAAGCTGACGCCTGTTGTGCAGTTTGCGACGGCCAGCTTCGCGCTGGCTGTTGGCGGCTACTCTGCGGGTGAAAAGTTTGGCTGGTTCAAGAACGAGATTATCGCGTGGGCGCCGGAGCATTTCAGGATCGTCGACACCAAGATTGGCCAGCCCGTTACGGTAACAGTGGCACGGGTTAAGAAGCGCGACGACTGTTCGGTCGAAGGGTTCGAGGTGACCGTGCGCGACGGCGCTGGTGTCATCCACCAGGCCACGCCAAGCATGACGCGGTTCACCGGTCCCGCTGGCCCTAAGATCGACACCTTCACCTACCTGCTGGACATTGCCGACAAGGAAACCATCGCCCAAGGACGGGCGACGCTGTTGGCTACCATTAAGTACAAGTGTCCTGAAGGTGAACGGACTGTCACCTATCCCCGGCACCAGAACCTGACCTTCATGTTGGAGCGATAGGATGGACCAGCTTCTGAACCTTGTCCGCACGGTCGCGCCGTCCATCGCCAGCGCCGTCGGTGGCCCTTTGGCCGGCATGGCCACACGCGCCATTTCTGAGGCTCTGCTGGGCAAGCCAGACGGCACCGAGGCCGAACTGACCGAGGCTGCGGCCAAGGCCACACCGGAGCAGCTTCTGGCGCTGAAAACCGCCGAGCAGGACTTCGCGGTCAAGATGCGCGAGTTGGACATCGACCTAGAACGCATCGCCAACGCCGACCGTGACAGCGCCCGCAACCGCGAGGTCGCGGCGAAGGATTGGACCCCGCGCATTTTGGCTGGGCTAATCACAGCGGGGTACTTCGGCGCCCTGTTCTACATGCTGCAAAACGGCTTGCCGCAGCACGGCGGGTCTGAGGCCTTGTTGATCATGCTGGGCACTCTTGGCACGGCTTGGGGCGGCGTTGTAGCGTACTACTTTGGCAGCAGCGCCGGCAGTAAAGAGAAGACCGACGCGATGAATAGGATGGCTCGCAGGTGATCACTTCCAAGTTAATGCAGGGTTTGGGTTGGACCGATCCGGTCGAATGGGCCGCGGTGCTGAACGACGCCTGCAACCGCCACGGCATCATCACATCCAAGCGCGTCGCCATGTTCCTGGCCAACACGGGCCACGAGAGCAACGGCGGCCGCGCCATCCGCGAGAACTTGAACTACAAGCCCTCTGCGCTGGTGGCGCAGTGGCCCAAGTACTTCTCGCCCGAATACGCCGAAGAGGTGGGCCGCACGGACGCGCACCCGGCGGATCAAAAGGCTATTGCCGAGGCGGCCTACGGCGGACGCATGGGGAACAAGAATCCCGGCGACGGCTGGCGCTTCATCGGCCGCGGGCTGATGCAGACGACCGGGCGGTACAACTACGAAAAGCTGGCGCAGACCATGGGTATGCTGGTAGATGATCTGCCAAGCTGGATCGAAACCAAGGAAGGCGCCGCCGAGAGCGCGGCGTTCTACTGGGCCGCCAACGGCTGCAACGAACTGGCCGACGCTGACGCGCTGGACAAGTGCCGGCAGCGGATCAACGGCGGCCTGATCGGCATAGTGGACGTGCGCGAGCGGTATGTTAAGGCGCTGGGCTTGTTGACGTAGGAGCCGACGATGGAACGGAACTCAATGCGGCGGGCGCGGAACCCTGACAAAGACGAAAGCGTCAACGCATTCGTCCGCAACAATGACGAATACGACATCAACGACTACACCATGCGGCTGTTGCGGCTTTCACAGAACGAAGGCCTGCCCGACGTATTTTCCGTTCCAATACAAAGTGGTCCGGTTATGGGACGATTTACAACGACCGATTACACCCCGACAGGCCCGGCGCGGGTTTTTAACGAACAAGACACCGCGCGGCTTATGTTGACGGGCATGTACCCGGTTACGGACAACATGCAAGTCGGTTCGCGCATGATGACGCAACAAGATGGAAGCACGGTGTTGCTTCCAGCTTTGAGCGCGTCCTATGGGCCTATCCAAGCGTCGGCAGGTTACCAAGGCGTGGTACCGGCAGACCGCCGCGCCCCAACGTCTTTTGTGCCCAACTACAATCTGAACGTAAACACGCCGGTAGGCGAAGGATTTTTGGCCGCCGGGGCCAACAAAACCGCCGGTCAGCGTGACCCGGCCTTGTTTGCGTCCTATTCGCGCCCCTTCGAGGGCGGGTCTTTGGGCCTAGACGCGTCCGCTGACACGCGGCTCCGAAACATGGCTATCATGCTCGGTTACCGCCGGGCGTTCTAGCCCTGCGGCGTCGACGTAAGCAGTTCCCGCCGCTCGCGCATGGCGCGGAGCGCGGTAAACCGCTGGTGCATACGGATCATCAGGGTGGTGCGGCGCTCCCCCTGACGCTCTTCCTCTATTAGGTTGGCCAACTCGTCTTCACGCAGGCTGCTCAACCGGGCGTTCAATTCCCGCCAGTTCATTCTTTCGGTCCCTTCAGTTCGTCCAAGGCCATGTCTGAGATGGCGCGTTTGTCATAAAGCCCGGCCCATATACGCTCGTCAATGGTTTTGTTGCAGAGCAGGACATAGACCCAGACCGGCGCGGTCTGGCCGCCGCGGTGCAGGCGCCCGACGACCTGCTCGTACAGTTCGAGCGACCACGGGATCGACATCAGCACCATCTTGTTGCCGCCGTACTGGAGGTTCAGCCCGTGCCCGGCCGACTTGGGGTGGATCAGCAGCAGTTCGACCTTGCCGGCGTTCCACCGGGCGATGGCGTCGGGATCGTCAATCGTCACAGCGTGGGGATAGCGCCGGCGCAACTCGGCCAGTTCTTCCTTGTAATTGTAAACGACGATGGTGTTGTCGCGCTGGTTGCCCTCTAAAATATCGTGCAGCAGGTCGAATTTATGGTAAGAAAACCAGACCGCTTCCTGAATGGGCGTAAATTTTCCGGCGATCTCATGCGCTAGGCTCTGGCTATTGTAAACGAACCCGCTGGACATCTGCTGTAGTTTGCTGGTGACCGCAGCGGCTGACAGCGCCGTGATCTGCTGGCCGTCCAACTGCACCAAGAAGTCCTTCTTCATCTGCTCATAC